TCCCCGGCTACGAAGATGTGGACGAGGACGGCGAACCGACTGGGATCAAGCTGCCATACGTGGTAACGGTAGACGAAATAAGCGCGAAAGTGGTCAGTGTGCGTCGAAACTGGGCAGAAGAAGACTCCTTAAAGATACGAATTGAGTATTTTGTGCACTACATGCTGGTCAGCGGCCTTGGCGCCTACGGTTTGGGCTTCGTTCACCTAATTGGTAACCTCGCGAAGACGGCAACTGCTGCACTTCGTCAGTTATTGGACTCTGGAACGCTGTCTAACCTGCCTGCGGGCTTCAAAGCCAAGGGCGCGCGCATCGCGGACGACGATAAACCCATCCAGCCGGGTGAATGGCGTGATATTGACGCAGGCGGCGCTGAATTAAGCTCCTCACTGCTGCCTTTGCCCTATAAAGAGCCCAGCCAGACACTGTTTGCGCTGTTGAGCTTCACTGTGGACGCCGGTAAGCGACTGGCGAGCATTGCAGACATGCAGGTAGGCGACGCCAACCAGCAGGCAGCCGTGGGCACCACGCTTGCGCTGCTTGAGCGTGGCTCGATGGTCATGTCAGCGATCCACAAGCGGCTTTACTACGCGCAGACACAAGAGTTCGAGATGCTGTTCCGTGGTTTTGGGAAGTACTTACCCCCCGAGTACCCCTATGATGTCCCCGGCGCATCTCGTCTTATTAAACAGAGCGACTTTGACAACAAGGTAGCAGTCCTGCCGGTCGCAGACCCCAACATCTTCTCCGCTGCGCAGCGCATCACCTTGGCACAGACCCAGCTCCAGCTGGCGCAGAGCGCCCCGCACATGCACAACCTGTACGAGGCGTACTACCGGGTCTACCAAGCGATGAACGTGCGGGATATTGACGGCATTCTGAAGACCCAGACCAACCAGATGCCCAAGGACCCGGCAAGCGAGAACATCGATGCGATTGACGGCAAGCAGCTCAAGGCGTTCGCCGGCCAGCAGCACGACTCGCACATTGCCTCGCACCTGATCATGGGGCTCTCGCCCTTGGTGCAGGGCAACCCGCTGGCCGCTGTTGAGTTGCAGAAACACGTTATGGAGCACGTTAAGCTCAAGGCAGAAGAAGACGCCGAGGCCGAGCTGTTCCGTCAGTACGGCAGCGACCCTGACCGTATGGTCTCCGACATGCAGCGTGAGGCGATGATCTCGCTCAACATCGCTCAGTACCTGATGGACGTCAAGGCGATGCAGACAACGCTCTCTGGCGAAGGCGCAGGCGCACCTGACCCGGTCATCGCGCTCAAGGAGCAGGAGCTTCAGCAGCGCGCGGCGAAGGATCAGGCTGAAATACAGCTCAAGCAAGAGGGATTGAAGAACGAACAGATGCGCATACAGGAAAGCTCACAGGCCAACGACGAGCGCATTGCCTCGCAGGAAAAGATCGCTCAGGGGCGCTTTGAAGTTGCCCGCGAGCGCATAACCACGCCCAAACCAACGGCGCAATAGGAGCAATGATGCGGTCATCCAGCAAGGACAAGTCACGCACAAAGAGCAAGATAGCAAAAACCGATAGAGAACTTGGGATAAAGGACGGGGGTGTAAGAAAACCGAGAATAATCAAAAAACGAGACGGAAACAACGATGTAAAGATCTACTAACGCTGCTTGACGCCTTTCAGACGGTGGCGACTACCTTCTGCTTACATGGAAATGACCATGCTCACTTTTGCTGAAAAAGTACTAAAAGAAATGAGGAAGATAGAACACGACACGCAGCAGCTTGTGCTGGGTGGGAGTGTCAGCGACATGGAGAGATATAGGTATCTGATGGGGCGGTTAGAGGGTATTCGACTTTCAGAAAGTATTGTGAAAAGCGAACTTGATAAGCACTCAGAGGACTAACCTATGCAACCAAAGCTGACAGCTCTAGAACAGAAATGGGCAGACGATAAGGCCAACCAAAAACCCTCGCTGAACGATGCCTACACAGATGATGGCACTGTTCCAGAAAGCGGTCTCACACAAAGCGTCTTAGACTTGATACCGCAGCCGACAGGGTGGCGCCTTGCGCTGCTACCTTACCGGGGTGCCGGTACGTCAAAGGGCGGCATTGTGCTGACCAAAGAAACAACTGAACGCACTCAACTGGCAACCAACGTGGGCTATGTGCTCAAGCTTGGACCACTCGCCTACGCGGACGAAAGCAAGTTCCCCGACGGCGCATGGTGCAAACCCGGTGACTGGGTGGTGTTTGGTCGTTACGCGGGCTCCCGCATCCAGATTGAGGGCGGTGAGATTCGCCTTCTGAACGATGACGAGATTTTGGGAATTGTGTCCGATCCTGCAAGCATTTTGCACAAGTGAAGAGGAAAGTATCATGATTGATTCAAATGAAAAGTTAGAATTCGATATTGGAGAAAACGAGGAGGCGGCTACGGTCACCATCTCGGAAGACACCGAAGGCAAGACCACCAGTGTCGTGGAGAGCGGTCCGAACGCGGAGGAGCTAGATCAGTACTCCGACAAGGTCAAAAAGCGCATCGACAAGCTCACCGCGCGCCTACGTGAGACCGAGCGCCGTGAGCAGTCGGCCTTGGAGTACGCAAAGAGCGTACAGTCGCGCAACGAAGAGCTGCAGAAGCAATATGAGCAGACAGCAGTTGCGCGTGTGGGTGAGGCCAAGGGGCGGGTTGAAACGCAGATTACCGCGCTCAAGAACGTGATTCGTCGCGCGCGGGAAGAAGGTGACATTGACACCGAGACCGAAGCGCAGCAGCGCCTGACGTCAACTATCATGGAGCAGCACCAGCTGGCGAACCATGAGGCGCAGGTTAGCCGGATACGACAGCAGCAAGAGCGGGCGCCCGCGCAGCAGCAGGCACCTGCACAGCAGCAGGCACCCAGAAGGAACGATCCGCGTGCAGAAGAGTGGGCGGAGAAAAACACATGGTTTGGCTCGGACGTGGTGATGACCAACACGGTTCGTGGTATTCATGTGGAGCTTGTTAAAAACGAAGGATTTGACCCGCAGACAGATGAGTACTATGATGAGATAGATCGCAGAATGCAGGAACTCTTTCCAAAGAAGTTTTCTGAGTCTGCGCCCCAACAAACCAGAAGCAGCCGACCCGTGCAAACCGTTGCCTCTGCGACCCGATCTTCGGGACTAAATAATTCAGCACGCCGTAGTATCCGGCTTAAACCTAGTGAAGTTGCAATGGCAAAGAAACTAGGCGTACCGCTTGAAAAATACGCACAATACGTGAAAAGGTAAATACCATGAGCGAAAACGACATCGTTGTACCAAAGTTAAATCGCAGCACCCGGGGCACTGAGTCTCGAGAAACCACTGCGCGTCGCAAGCCTTGGGCACCTCCATCACGACTCGATGCTCCTCCCGCCCCAGACGGTTACAAGCACCGCTGGATTAGACGAGAAGCCGGTGGAATGGATGACAGAATGAATATCTCCTCAAAAATGAGAGAAGGCTACGAGTTAGTGCGCGCCGACGAATACCCTGAATTTTCGGGGCAGGGCTTGGATGACGGACGACACGCGGGCGTGATCTCTGTAGGCGATGTGGTTCTGGCACGAATTCCCGAGGAAACAGCAGACGAGCGACGGGCGTTTTATAAAAGCCGTACACATGATCAAATCAAGGCTGCAGACAACGACCTGTTGAAGAGCAACGCGCACTCAAGTATGCGTATCTCGGCGCCAGAGCGGCAGTCAAAAGTAAGCGTCGGCGGATCTCGATCCTCCGAATAACCTATATTTAAAGGAACTTTCACTATGGCAAACGTAGACAAAGCATTTGGCCTGCGCCCGCTTGGTAACCTATCCGCCACTGGAGCTCAGAAGCAGTTTGCTTATGAGATCCAAGACAATCAGGCTGGCGCTATTTTCCAAGGGGATCTGGTCACACTCGTTGGTGGGTATGTCGTGAAATACGACTCCACTATACACACCTCGGCACTGGGCGTATTGAACGGTGTTTTTTATGTTGATCCTACAAGTGGCAAGCCCACTTTTAAGAACTTCTATCCGGGTTCCGTTAACATTACTTCCGGTGTTATTACCGCAGAAGTGGTGGATGACCCCAGCCAGCTGTTCTTGATTCAAGCAGACGAAGACGTTGTGCAGGCAGACATTGGCAAAAACGCCAACATTGCCTACACCGCTGGCAGCACTACTACTGGCCTGTCTGCGACCGAACTTGACTCATCTACCATTGCTAACACAGCGGGTCTGGTGTTAAAGATCGTGGGCTTCTATAACGCACCCAACAACACACGTGCTGAAAATCACGTTGACGTTGTGGTTAAAATTAACACTCACCTGTACGGCAGCACTGGTGTTGCCAATACAGCGCCGTAAAGGAGCTAACACATGGCTATTTCTCGTTCCCAATTAGTCGCCGAACTTGAGCCGGGTCTTAACGCTCTGTTCGGTATGGAGTACGACAACTACGAAAATGAGCACACGGAGATTTATTCAATCGAATCTTCCGACCGCGCATTTGAAGAAGAAGTTATGCTCTCCGGTTTTGGCGAAGCACCCGTGAAGTCTGAAGGCGCAGGTGTCGCTTACGACGACGCGCAAGAAGTCTACACGGCTCGCTATACCCACGAAACCATTGCTCTGGCATTCAGCCTGACCGAAGAAGCCGTAGAAGACAACCTCTACGACCGTCTGTCTGTGCGTTACACCAAGGCACTGGCTCGCTCAATGGCGCAGACCAAGCAGATCAAAGCAGCTGCTATTCTGAACGGTGCATTCACCACCTCTATCGGTGGCGACGGCGTTGCGCTTTGCTCAACAGATCACCCCACGCTGAGTGGTCCAAATCTGCGTAACGAGCTGACTGTATCGGCAGACCTCTCTGAAACCTCACTGGAGCAGGCGCTGATCGACATCGCTGCCTTCACTGATGAGCGCGGTCTGAAGATCGCGATTCAGGGTCTGAAGCTGATCATCCCGAAAGAGCTGCAGTTCACTGCTGACCGTATCATGAAGTCAACCCTGCGCGTAGGCACAGCGGATAACGACATTAACGCGATCCGCAACATGGGCATGGTTCCGCAGGGCTACACTGTTAACCACTTCCTCGTCGATCCAGATGCGTTCTTCATCAAGACCGACGCGCCTAACGGGATGAAAATGTTCAACCGTGCTGCGATCAAAACCGGCTTTGAAGGCGACTTCGATACTGGCAACGTCCGTTATAAAGCAAGAGAGCGATATTCGTTCGGCTTCTCTGATCCTCGCGGAATATTCGGTTCACCCGGTACTCCGTAACTTCTAGTACGGGTCAGTTGACTAGAGACCCACTAGGGCCCTTCGGGGCCCTTTTTATTTCACGATTGACACCTTCCCCCAAAAAGCGTAAAAAGCACGTAACCCCGAGAACATTTTACGCGCTGCAGACCGACTCGGGCGGGCGACATGCAGACTGAAGCGCACTACTCGCATGTGAGGATTTCTAAATGGCACGTACTACCTTCTCTGGACCAGTTGCGTCCGAAAATGGTTTTATTCTCGGCACTCCCAATGAACCCTATTTGACCTCAAATTCTTCAACTCAAGGGGAAGCTACTCGGGGAGCCACTTTTACCGTTAACCCAGTGGGAGCTTTCGGCAGTAGCACCGCAACTGCGCCCTCTAGTGCTCAGGGTTCTTCGGGTCAAGTTTTTGGCGCTAACCTTAGCACAACTGCAACGTATTACATTGGGGCAACGGGTCGTTATTTGATTACCGGCACCAACGCTTCTACCTTTGCAAAAACCGGGGTCATGGGAGTTGTAGGTAATACAACAACCACGGCTGATGCGGCAGTAATGGCGTGGATGGACGGGGACGGTGGAGTAACCACTGCCCGCGCTGGTTTTGGTATTGGCATGACTCAATCAACGGGCGCTTCTGGCTTTGAGTATGGCATGGACCTTAGTCTGCAAGATGCTGTTGGCGGCGGCGGTTCCGTTCAGCCCTACAAAAAAGCAGAAATCCGCGTGTCTAACAATGTTGTTGTTATAACGGCAGCTGGTGTTCCTGTTAATGGCACAACCGGCGACAACTACGCGGGTACTGGTTCTCTGTATGTCGATGTAACTGCGGGCAAGCTGTACATCAATACGGGCGCCATTAGTAACCCGACGTGGGTAGTGGTTGGAACGCAGACTGCTTAATTTGAAGCTAAAGGAGACGCGCAATGAGCTTCAGCAATATTCAATCGGTCACCAAGACTGCAGATGCCTCTGCGGTCGTTGGGCGGTGCAGATTGGTGGGGGTTTACTTCACCAACACTGGCACGGCAG